ACATTAACGTAGCCAATATGGTTTCAAATCAGATCGCTTCCAGCTTCGCCCAGACTGCAGACACTGCATATTTCCAGGGCAACGCTGGCGCAGGCATTGACGGTCTTTGTGATGCAATCACAGGCCATGATACCGGCAGCCACGTTTTAGAAGTTGCAGACGCTGAAACATTGACCACAGCAGAACTAGCTTTCTGCTGGGAGAATGTACATCAGAACGCCCGCAACAGAACCTGGGTAGTTAGCCCACAAGGCTGGGGGTCTGTCATGGCAATTGCCACAGAGCCACAGGCTGGTGCAGTTGTGACTGATTCAGTACGGGCCACCATTTACGGTTCACCTGTTGTTGTTTGCACAACTCTTCCCGATGACGTGCTGGCCGTTTACGGAGACTTCAGCATGGCGTCTTCAATGGGCGTGAAGCGTAACGGACTGACACTTCGCGGAAGTGCAGAACGTGCTATGGAACTGGACGCATACGTATGGGTTGCGACGCAACGTCTAGCGTTCAGCCCACACAGTCCAGAGTTCCTGGCAATGCTTACAGCACCCGCTGGACCGTAAGGTTTTAAAATGACTCCCTGACCGCCTGGCTCCCTTCTTCCTCCGGAAGGTGACGCTAGGCGGTCAGGTTCTTTTTACAAGGTAGAAACGTGATAGAACCTAAAACCGTAAAACGTGTCGGACCCGCTGTTGTGCCGTTCCTGTCTTTGCCAGAAGTCAAAGCACAGTGTTCAATAATGGAATGTGATACACAGTGGGACTCACTGCTGATGTCCTACATCCTAGCCGCCCAGGTTGAGATTGAAGCCCGCCTATCTGTGACATTAACGCAGACGGAATGGGCCGCCAGTGTATCTGCCGCAGATGTTCGTTCAGGTTGTACGGTATCCTTGCCGTTCGGTCCTGCAATGGAAATGCCTGTGGTGGTCAAGCTAGGTGATGGATCGGTGATGGCTGAGGAAAGATATAGTGCTGATACGTTTAATGTGCCTGGCAGTATTACTTTCTTTGCTGGTGACGTGCCGGACGGGGACGTTCTGATTTATTGGTATGCAGGCAGCATGAATTCTTTGCTGATCCCCCAAAATATAAAAGTAGCTGGCAAGATGTTTGTGGCTCATTTCTTTGCACACCGCGAAGCGGTGCAGGATACAGGTGCCATAGAAGTTCCGATGGCGGCAGAGATGTTGCTGGCCGCCTCTTCACATAATGGGATGTACTGATGATAAAATCCGGCATGATGCGGGAGCTTATACAGGTACAGGTTCCCGTATCTACTACGAACGAATTCGGCGAATCGGTCTTGACGTGGAAGGACTGCTTTAAATGTCATGCAGCCATCCAGCAGTTGACGGTTGCACAACTAGCCAGGGCAAACCGGGCCGAATCACAGGCCACCTACAACGTAACGATACGATGGCAGAACAACGTTAGCCTGCCTTTACGGATCATCTGGCTCAATAACAAATGCCGCACCATGTATGTATCAGCGGCTGTAGCAGATGACGCCAAACGAACAAACATAGTCTTAACCGCAGAAGAAAGGGAAGGCGACCAATGAGTAGCTACCCTGAAATCTGGTTGAGGGATTCCATAACAGAAGCCACATCGGCACAGGTTTATCCTGTGCAGGCACCAGAATCGGCTATTACGCCATACATAGTTTACAGCCGAAGCGGCACAGAACGCGACCTGGCGATGCCTACGATATCCAGGGCACCCGTTGCCGCTTTTGATCTTATAGTTGTCACTGATTCGTATATGGGCGGCAAGGAACTAGCCGAACAGATACGTTTGAAGTGTAACAATTTTAGAGGTGAATACGCAGGATGTAGCATTACTTCCTGTGCCATCTTGTCACAGCAGGACGGGTCACCAGAAGAAAAGGATGGGGAGACAACCCCAAATTACGTTCAAGAACTTTCATTTGCCGTTAGATATGAGGAATAGAAAATGCCTGCACCTTTTACAGATTCGCAAGATACAACCCTGGTTTACGATGGCGTAACCTACTACTGCACTTCTATAGTGCGGAACGCCGAAGGCGGCGGAGATATTACAGATCAGAAGATTGACGTATCAACTCTTGACCTGGCAAGCGGTTCATGCCGCGTCTACCAGAACCCACCATTAGTTGACTGTGGTGCTGGTGGTGCAAGTGGTACCAGAAGTTTCCAAATTGACTTCTACGGAACAGAAGAACCGGACCTGAATGAAAGTGCCACGCTTGTTATCACACAGGCTGGCGTTGGAGATGCTGGCGCAGACGTTGAGATTTTCAACGGGAATGCAACCTGTACCAGTTGCAGCACTACCTGGGCAACGGGTGAAGTTGTATCTGGCTCAGCAACATTTAGCGTTGACGAATAACAGACCACAGTTGGAGGTGGTCTTATGGCAATAATTGATGCACAGGGCTTACAAATAACTTTTGACGGAGTAACTGCCTACAACGTTATTAGTTGTAATGTGGCTGGCGGCGAAGCTGGGTTGATTGACATGACCCCGTTAACAGCCAGCGTATTAGGTTCTGGCAACTGGGCTAGAGTCGTCAAGGGAGTTCTGCCTGCATCGGTTGAACCTGTTACCGTCAACTTCACAACGTTGGGGGCCGGGCTTGCTGTGTCAAATAATGATCGTGGCAAGGTTGCGACCTTGACTGTTTCTAAGGGTGGTCTGGTAAACTATTCAGGGGACGCGGTCCTGCTATCGAACAGTGTGACAATGGCTGCCGGTGAAATACCACAGCAGACGTTGTCTTTCAGTTTTCTTTATTAACCGGAGGAAAAGATTATGAATAGGACGGATTTGCTAAAGCATGGCAAGAAACCGGCGGTCGAAGTCGAAGTCGAAGGCATTGGAAAGCAATGGTTCAGACAACCCACCGCAGGAGAGTGGGAGCCGATTGCCAGCGAACACGCCAGAATCTTTAAAGAAACAGATGGGGCCGGAATACCACCGGCATCACTCATGGCGAAAACGGTCAGTACCGTCCTGGCCGGTCCGGACGGGTCCAAGATGTTTGAAGAAAAAGACCAGAAGGAAGTTTTGCAAATGGCACCAGAAACCATGCGGGCCTTATATGAGGCTTCGCTAAATTATGGTTTTGCTTTGGGAGGTGACGAAGAAAAAAAATAGTACTGCGTCGATCTCCGCTACTGTTGTTCATTATGCGGCTAGCGTTACAACTAGGCCGGGCGGACTTCAGGGAATTGGCGCATGAAATAACATTAGAGGATCTAGCTTATTGGCAAGCCTATTGGAGCATTGAACCCTTTGGTGATGATTGGCGGAGGACGGCCCGCCAGACGATCATCTTAGGGAATGCCGCAGGGGCGAAGATGAAGGCAGAGATGGAAGATCAGTTCATGCCTGGTTGGAATCCTTTCCATAAGACACAAACTGCGGCAGAGATGGCCGCCGAACTAAAGAAGATTACCAATGGCCGCAAGTAGTAAGATCACCGCAGCGTTTACCGCCAATGCACAGGGGATGCAGAAGGGTATCGGTAAGGTTATCGGTTCACTTAATAGCGTAACAAAGACTAGCAGCAAGACACAGAAAGCGTTGAGCCGCATGTCAAGCGGTATCAACTTTCTAGTGTTTGATAGGTTGGCACAGTACGCACTAGCGGCAGGACGTGCATTTAAGAACATGGTATCCGGTTCTATCGATGCCATTGATGCAGTTGATAAACTTTCAAAGTCAACAGGTATTAGCACAGACGGTCTACAGGTTTTCGGCCTAGCCGCCCAGAAGGCGGGTGTTGACCAGATCGCTTTGGCTGGTGCATTTGGGCGAATGTCAAAGCGATTGGCGGAAGCATCACAGGGATTCGGTGAAGCGTTGCCAGCGTTGGAGCGGCTAGGACTGTCCGCACAAGACCTGATGAAGTTATCGCCAGAAGATCAATTCCTAAAGATCGGTGAAGCCATTGGCGGTCTGGCCACACAGGGCGAACAGGCAGCCGCTGCCTTTAAGATCTTTTCCGATCAGGGCTTAAGATTGGTTCCGTTGTTTGCTGACATCAACGCCCAGACAGAAGCAGCCAGGGCGGAGTTGGAAAAGTTTGGCGGCATACTTTCTAGCCAGCAGATAGCCGGGACAGTCGCACTGAAAGATAACCTAACGGACGTTTCGCAGATCTTCAGTAATATAGTCAATCAGGTTACGGCCAACCTGGCCCCCGCTATCAACGCCGTTGTAGATTCGTTCAAAGAATTTGTGAGTTCCGCAGGTGGGGCGAACATTGGTAAAAGTATATCGGACGGA